ACACAGTTTAACAAAACAGAAGGAATAACAATAGATTATGTAGATCCTTCATATATGGTTTATTCTTATACTGAAGACCCTAATTTTGAAGACATATACTACGTTGGTGAAATAAAAGCTATAACAATATCGGAACTTAAAAAAGAGTTTCCAGACTTATCTAATAAAGAGTTAGAACGTATACAAAATATGCCAGGTAATAGATCTTATATAACTGGTTGGGGAGATTATGATGACAATACGGTTCAAGTTCTTTATTTTGATTATAAGACTTACCATAATCAAGTGTTTAAAATAAAGCAAACAGATCAAGGTTTGATAAAAGCTATTGAAAAAGATGATACTTTTAATCCACCTGAAAACGACAGCTTTGAAAGAGTATCAAGATCAATCGAAGTTTTATATAGCGGAGCTAAAGTACTAGGTACTGATACTATGTTGAAGTGGGAACTTGCTAAAAACATGTCAAGACCTTACGCTGATACTACTAAAGTAAAAATGAATTATTCTATATGTGCGCCTAGAATATATAAAGGCAGAATAGAATCACTGGTTAGTAAGTGTATAGGTTTTGCAGATATGATTCAGTTAACTCATTTAAAGCTACAGCAAGTTATGTCTAGAATAGTGCCTGACGGTGTGTACTTAGACATGGACGGTTTAGCTGAAGTTGATCTAGGTAATGGTACAAACTATAATCCAGCGGAAGCGTTAAATATGTATTTCCAAACTGGTAGTATTGTAGGTAGATCGCTTACACAAGACGGTGACATGAATCCTGGAAAAGTACCTATTCAAGAGCTAAACTCTAGTTCTGGTCAAGGTAAAATACAAAGCTTAATACAGACGTATCAATATTATTTACAAATGATACGCGATGTAACCGGACTGAATGAGGCTAGAGATGGTAGTACTCCAGACAAAAGCACTTTAGTAGGATTACAAAAGATGGCTGCTAACGCGTCTAACGTAGCTACTAGACATATTAAGCAAGCTGGTTCTTATTTAACGCTTAGAATTGCAGAGAACATAGCCCTTAAAGTAGCAGATGCTTTAGAGTTTCCATTAACAGCTGAATCACTAGTTAACTCTATAAGTAGTTACAATGTAAACACTTTAAAAGAAGTTGTTAATTTAAATCTACATGATTTTGGAATATTCTTAGAATTAGAGCCAGACGAAGAAGAGAAACAGCAACTAGAACAAAACATACAAGTAGCTATACAAAAAGGTGGTATTGATCTTGAAGATGCTATTGATTTAAGACAAATAAAAAATCTTAAACTAGCTAACCAACTTTTAAAAGTAAAACGTAAACAAAAAGCTGTTAAAGAACAAGAGAACGCTCAAGCTAATATAGCAGCTCAAAGTGAAGCTCAAGCCGCTGCTAATGAAAAAATAGCAATGAACGAGGTTCAAAAACAAGAAGCTATTACTGGTGCTAAAGTTCAATACGAGCAGTCAAGAACTCAAATGGAGATTCAAAAAATGCAAACTCAATCTCAACTTGATATGCAAAAAATGCAAATGCAACATCAATTTGACGTTGAATTAGCTAAGATGCAACTTCAACAACAACAAGAAAAACAAAAACAGCAAGAAGAAGCTAAAGACAAGCGTATACAAATGGAAGGTACGCAACAAAGTAAAATGATAGAACAAAGAAAAAACAATGGACTACCTATAGACTTTGAAGAAGAAGGCGCATCAAGCGAACCATCTATGATGGCGGAGAGTGAGCAATAAGCTTAAATTTATTAATTATTTAATTATATTATATTATGTCAGAAACAAAAACAAATGAACCTGTTAAGCAGGAAGGTGAATTTAAAATAAAAAAGAAAACAACACCTAAAAAATTAACTGAAACAAAAGATAACATTACAAAAGTAAATGTTAATCCAAAAGAACCTTTAATTGAAATACCAAACAACGTAACTAAAGTTGAAATAAAAAAAGAAGACGATGCCATTCAAATCGGAGAAACAGAGAAGGTATCTATGGAAAAACCATCCGGAGATAGCACAAAGGTGGGAGAACCTGTACAAGAGTCCAACGAGACTACTGAAGGGATTTCTCCGATCAAAGAAGTAACAGAAGAAGTTGAAGAAATAAAAAAAGAAGTAAAAGAGGCTATAAGAGATGAAAAAATACTAGGTAAACCTTTACCAGAAAACATCGAAAAATTAGTTTCGTTTATGGAAGAAACAGGTGGAACCATAGAAGATTACACTAGATTAAACGCTGATTATACAAGCGTAGACGATAATACTTTATTGAAAGAGTATTATAAAAAATCTAAACCACATTTAGATTTAGAAGAAATTAACTTCATAATGGAAGAAAACTTTGATTATGATGTAGATATTGACGAAGAGCGAGAAGTCAAAAAAAAGAAACTCGCTAAAAAAGAAGAGGTTGCAAAAGCTAAAAACTTTTTAGAGGAAACTAAGAAAAAATATTACGACGAAATCAAGTTGAGACCCGGCGTAACTCAAGACCAGCAAAAAGCAATGGATTTTTTCAACCGCTATAATAAAGAGCAAGAAATAGCTACACAACAACACGATTTATTTAAACAAAAGACTAAAAATTTATTTAATGACGATTTCGAAGGTTTCGATATTAAAGTTGGAGATAAAAGATATAAGTACAATGTCGTTAATCGTGATAAAGTAGCCGAAAGCCAATCTAACATAACAAACCTTGTCGGGAAGTTCCTAGACAGCGAAGGTAATGTGGAAGATGCTAAAGGTTATCATAAAGCTATTTATGCTGCTGAAAATGTAGATAAGATTGCCGCTCATTTTTATGAGCAAGGAAAAGCAGACGCTGTAAAAGACGTTGTAAACAAATCAAAAAACTTGAGTAACACTGAAGCTAGGACTTCTCAAGGAGACGTGTTTATTGGCGGTATGAAAGTGAAAGCTATTTCTGGTGCAGACTCTACAAAACTTAAAATTAAAACGAAAAGGTTTAACTAATTAAAATTAACAAATTATGAGTTTATCTCCACAATTTGGTAGTATTGTACCTTCGCAAGTTCAACAAACTCTAGCTAATAACTATCTTGTATTTGATGGTGGCGCTGGAGGAAATTTTGCGCAACAATATTTACCAGAAATTTACGAACAAGAAGTAGAGCGTTATGGAAACAGAACGTTATCTGGCTTCTTAAGAATGGTTGGCGCTGAAATGCCAATGACAAGTGATCAAGTAATCTGGTCAGAACAAAATAGATTACACATTGCATACGATAGTTGTGGTGTTGAAGCTGGTGGTGGTGCTGGAGCTAATTTAGCTTCTGTCATCAATATTGGTGGTGGCGCAACTGCTTTGAATGTAATATCTGTAAACGATACTGTAGTTCTTTTAGATCCTGCTAATGGAGTAGAAGCTAAAGGTATTGTTCAGGCTACAACTCCTGGTGTAGTTGGTGGTGCAAGTGGAACTATTACAGTTCAACCATTTGCTAATCAAACTTTTGATGCTAGCGGTATTTCTATTACTGGAGCAGGTGCTTTAGGTAGTATTAAAGTATTTGTATACGGTTCTGCTTACCAAAAAGGAACACAAATGACAGGCGGTACAGTTGCTAATGGAGCTGCGTCTAGAGTTTCTGTAGAACCACAATTTACTCAGTTTTCTAACTCACCTATTATATTGAGAGATCAGTACGTTATAAACGGATCTGATATGGCTCAAATTGGATGGGTAGAAGTTGCAACTGAGGATGGTGCTTCTGGTTTCTTATGGTACTTAAAAGCTGAGTCTGAAACAAGACTACGTTTTGAAGATTACCTAGAAATGTCTATGGTAGAAGGTGAGCTAAATGCAAATGCTAACGCTGCTGCAGGAACTGCTGTGGCTTTCTTACCAGGTACTGAAGGTTTATTTGCTGCTATCAGAAACAGAGGAAATGTAGAAGTAGGATTTACTGCTGCTGCTGGACTAGATGAATTTGATGCAATTCTTAAAAACTTAGATACTCAAGGTGCTATTGAAGAAAACATGCTTTTCTTACAGAGACAAACTGCTCTTGATTTTGATGATATGCTAGCAAGCATTTCTGGCGGATTCGCTGGAGGAACTGCTTTTGGTTTATTTGAAAACTCAGAAGAAATGGCTCTTAACCTTGGTTTCTCAGGATTTAGAAGAGGTTCTTACGACTTTTACAAAACTGATTGGAAATACTTAAATGACGCTTCAACTAGAGGTGGTATTGTAGGTGTTAATTCAATTGAAGGTGTATTAGTACCTGCTGGAACTTCTACAGTTTACGATCAAGTACTCGGTACAAACATCAGACGACCATTCTTACACGTACGTTATAGAGCTTCTCAAGGAGACGACAGACGTATGAAGTCTTGGTTAACTGGTTCTGCTGGTGGTGCATTTACTTCAACTCTTGATGCTATGGAAATTAACTTCCTATCAGAAAGATGTTTAGTAACTCAAGCTGCTAACAACTTTGTATTATTTCAAGGATTATAATAATCCATTAATGTAATTCTTACCCTCGTTAAATTAACGGGGGTAATTATTACTTTTATAACTATTTAATTATATTATATTATGTCAAAAATAAAAGAAAATCCAGTGTTAGACTGGGAAATAAAAGATAGAGTTTATTATTTAAAAGGTAATAAATCTCCTTTAACGTTAACTATACCAGCTAAGCATACTAAAAAACATGCTTTACTATATTTCGATGAAACAACTGGTAGACAAAGAGAAATAAAATATGCCACCAATCAAGACTCGCCTCTTGTAGATGAACAAAAAGGTGAATGCACAATGGGTCATATTATATTTAGAGACGGTACGTTAAGAACTAAAAAGCATGAAACTGCATTACAAAAACTTCTTTCATTATATCACCCTTTAAAAGGTAAAACATATGAAGAGTTTAAACCTATTGCTGAAGCTTCAGATCAATTAGATGATATTAATCTAGAACTAGACGCAATGACTGCAGCTAGAGCTATGGATATTGATCAGGTTGAAGCAATATTAAGAGTTGAAAAAGGATCAAGTGTAAGAAACATGAGCTCTAAAGAATTAAAAAGAGATGTATTGTTGTTTGCTAAAAGAAACCCTGCTACTTTTATAGCATTAGCAAAAGATGATAATGTCATGTTAAGAAATTTTGCTATAGTTGCTCAAGAAAATGGGATAATAAAATTATCTCAAGATCAAAGAACATTTACGTGGGCTTCAAATGGTAAAAAATTAATGAACATTCCTTTTGATGAAAACCCGTATTCAGCATTTGCTGCTTTCTTAAAAACAGATGAAGGTGTTGAAATCTATAAATCTATAGATAAAAAACTAAAATAACAAGTGATACTATATATAGGCGGATTCGTCCGCCTTTTTAGTATATAAAAAATTAATAATGGTAAACGTAAATACAGTATATACAACAGTCTTGTCTATTTTGAACAAAGAACAAAGAGGTTATGTTACGCCAGATGAGTTTAATAGGTTAGCTGCTCAGGTTCAATTAGAAATATTTGAATCTTACTTTCCTGACGGAACACAATTAAACCGTCAAAACCAAAACAATACACAAAACGATACAGAGTTTTTTAATATATTTAAAAACCAAGAAGAAAAACTTTATGGATTTCAAAAAGAAATTAACTTTTCTCTAGACGCTCAAACATTAATGTGGTATCAAACCCAAGCGGTTAATTCAGCAGATTATGTTGCTACTATATATTGGATGGGTGACATATTATCAACATATAATTCTGCTTTAGTAGGAAACACTGACCCTAGACCTTCTTCTTCAGGCGGTCAATTTATTACTCAATTAGTAAGCAAAAGAGATTATAATAAAATTATAAGATCTAGAATTACTGCTCCTACATATCAATTTCCTATAGCATTTGCTAATACATCAACAGTTGCAAATTTTGACAATGTTGGTTTAACAGTATCACCAACTCCAAACGCGGTTAATGTAAATTGCATTGTTACACCTATAGTTCCTTCTTGGAGCTTTAGTGTTGGACAAGCTGGTCAATATATTTTTAACCCAGGTAGCGCCGTGAATTTTGAGCTTCACATTTCTGAACAAACTAATATCATAATAGGAATATTAAAATATGCCGGTGTTATTATAAACGATCCTACGATAATAGATGTAGCTGCTCAAGAAGCGGCTCAAGTACAAGCTAACGAAAAATCTTAAATAAATGAGTCTAGTAACAGAAACAAATCAACAATATTACCAAGGCGCTCAAGGCTTTAGAGGTGCTTTACTAGCCGATGGCAATTTACAGAGTACTTTTGTAACTACTTTTAATACAGATTTAGTTTTTGGAGGTGCAGACTCTAGCGGTGTAGAATCCTGGAATCCAGCTAGCATTAACTACGCTTTAAATAACTTTAAAATATACACAAGTACTGATGCAGTTCCTGGCAATTGGCAGGAATACATATTAGCTTATAGTGTTGTGGGTAATTCTATAACTTTTGCAAATCCGCCAGCTGCAAATCTATATATAGTTGTTCAACTGAAAACACTAGATGGTGGTCAGTACGCTAGCACTATAGCAGAGGAAGCGTTGGGTGATGCGGTTGAAGAAAACTATGGAACTTATCAATATGTTAAATTATCTGATATTATAGATAATTACATGGTTGGTTATGTTGGTGATGGTAAAATAATACAACAAGCTAAAAAATCAGATGTGTTGTTTTTTGCAAAAAGATCTTTGCAAGAATTTAGTTATGATACTTTAAAAAGTATTAAATCTCAAGAATTAACAATACCTGAGAGCTTACAATTAATAATGCCTCAAGACTATGTTAATTACGTATCACTGTCTTGGATAGATAACTTAGGTGTAAAAAGACCTATATATCCAAATAACAACTTAACAACAAATCCTTACTCTAAACTATTACAAGACAACAAAGGAATACCTACGCAGGATAATTTTGGAGAAGACTTAGAAGGAACATCATTAACAGTAGAAAGATGGAGAGACGCAAATGACAAGCTAATAAACAATCAAGCTTATAATCAATTTTGGGACGATGCAGCTTACGGCTTGTATGCTGATGGTTTCTATGGATCTGGTCCTTGGAATTGGGGAAGATTATACGGTCTTGATCCGCAAACCTCTCAAACAAACGGTTGGTTTGGGATAAACGAAAGAGATGGTATGTTTACTTTTTCTAGTAATTTAGTAAACAAACTTATAGTTTTAGAATACATATCTGATGGCTTGGCTTATGATCTAGATACTAGAGTTCCAAAGCTTGCCGAAGAGGCAATGTATATGAGTATATCATATAATTTACTAGCTAATAGAGCTAACACATCAGAAGGTATAATAGCTAGATTTAAAAAAGATAGAAGAGCTGCTCTTCGAAACGCTAAGATAAGATTATCTAATATTAAACTTGAAGAAATAGTACAGGTTATGAGAGGTAAATCTAAATGGTTAAAACACTAAAATTTAATGGCTAAAGTTCAAAATACTTTTTTAAAGTCCAAGATGAATAAAGACTTGGACGCTCGTATATTGCCAGAGGGTGAGTACAGAGACGCTAGAAACGCACAAATAAGTAAGTCTGAAAGTTCTCAAGTTGGAAACTTAGAAAACACTTTAGGTAATAGGTCTATACAAAATTACCAAACATTAACTCAAAGCACAAATATAAAATGTATAGGACATTTTTCAGATGAAATAAATTCTACAGTTTATTTGTTTTTTACTGATTACGTTGATCCTTTTCCAAACAGATTTATATATAATCCTTCAGCTAAAAACTTTATAATATCTACAAATGTTTTAACTAATCAGTCTAGTATATTAGTTCAAGGCGCTTTTTTAAACTTCTCTCAAACAAATATTATAACTGGAGTTAACATACTAGAAGATCTATTATTTTTTACTGACGATAGAAATCAACCTAGAGTAATAAATACTTTATTAGCAAACCCAGATCCTACTAATATATTTCCTACTTATTATTTAACTGAAGATCAAATATCAGTAGCTAAATACAATCCATACAGTTGTATGGAAATGTTTCAAAAAAGCATTTTAGATCCAGGTGAATATGAAACTACTATGAAAGATGTTAGTAGTAAATTTTTACCTAACGGAGGTCAAGCTACAACTACCAGTAATCAAACAGGCGCTAGTATAAATGTAACTCTTAATATTGTAGGTCAAGTTAATACATCGACGTCTCCTTGGGGATCCGCAAGTGTTTCACTATTTGATTCATTTGATAACACTATAATACCTACTGGAGCAACAGTAAATAGCATTACTTTAAACACTACAACAACACCAAACAGTTACGATATTGCATTAAGCACTAGCATAACAACCACTACAACAAGAAACACATTAGTGTTTGAACCAAACCCGTATTTTAACGGAGCTTTTGGTGGAGATCCAGATTACTTAGAAAGTATATTTCCAAGGTTTAGCTATAGATTTAAGTTTACGGATAATACATATTCTATATTTGCACCTTTTACGCAAATAGCTTTTATACCAAAGCAAGATGGTTATTTTATGTTTGCTGAAAGTCCTGATCAAGAAAAAGACGATCAAAACGAAGCTTATAGAAGTACAATAGTTTATTTTGTAGAAAACAAAGTAAACAATATTGGTTTAAGAATACCATTACCTTTTAATAACTATACTCTATCAAATGCTTTAAAAATAGAAGAGATAGATATACTGTATAAAGAATCTGATGGTATTGCTGTTAGAGTTGTAGAGACTATACCAATAGGCAGAATTCAAAGTCAATCAGGCGTTTGTTTGACCAATGGTGCTCAAACACCAGGAACTTCGGGTAATAATATAGCGATAGATGGTCTTCAAGGCGGTATAACAATAGGTGATCCAATAACAGGTCCAGGTATTGATGATGGAACTACAATTTTAAGTTTTACACCTACAGATCCTAGCAACGCTGTATCTGGAAACATAACTGTAAGCTCAACTGTTCCTATATTAGATGACAATGTTTTATTAACAATAGGTAGTCCAAACTTTTTTGTTTATGATTACACATCTACAAAACCTACAAAAACTTTACCTGAATCTAATTTAGTTAGAGTTTTTGATAAAATACCAGTAAGAGCTAAGGCTCAAGAAGTCACTGGTAATAGGGTTATATATGGTAATTTTTTAAATAAAATTGATCCACCTGCTTTTTTAAACTACAACGTAGCTTCTACTATTAAACCTCAATTTACAATAAACGAAGTAACTGCAGCTTATGCCGGTGCGGCGGCAACGTATACAGCTTTTACAGATACTATAGCTATAAATGTATCAAAATCAACTTTACCTTGGTACGTTGGATATGTTATAACATCTAATACATACGGAGTTATAATTCCTCCAGGCACGCAAATAGCTAGTACAGATAGCAACACTACAGGTGCAGCTAATATAACATTAACTGAAACAGTTACTTTTCCAGCAGGCACACCTGTAAACGTTGTTTTAATAATGGAACCTGGGGCTGATACAGAAAACTCAGAGTCTATTATAGAATACCCAAATCATTCTGTTAAAACAAATAGAAATTATCAAATTGGTTTTGTGCTTTCAGATAGATACGGAAGACAATCAAGCGTTATACTGTCTAATAATGAAACTAAAATAAAAGTTTCTGGAGTAGAATATTCAGGCTCTACTTTATTTTCTCCATATATAGATGAAAGTATAAATAAAACTGCTTGGCCAGGTAATTCTTTGAAAGTTTTAATGAACGAACCTATTAATGAAAATTTATATAATGGAGATGTAACAAGTGCAGATTATAATCCTTTAGGTTGGTATTCATATAAAATAGTTGTAAAGCAAACAGAACAGGAATATTACAATGTTTATCTTCCTGGTATTATGGCCTCTTATCCTGAGGATCGAACGCTTGAAATTGGTCAAACATCTCATATTGTTTTAATAAATGATAATATAAATAAAATTCCAAGAGATTTAACAGAGGTTGGTCCTGATCAAAAACAGTTTAGAAGTTCTGTTCAACTATTTGGTAGAGTTCAAAATATAACAACAGGCTCTATACCTGTTTCTGGAAACACTAACACACAGTATTACCCAGGAACTAATTCAGATACTGTTTCAATAATTTCTACTGTTAATGATTTATTTGATTACGATCCTATAAACCCAAATCAACCAAATTATTTTCCTCAGTTTTATTCTTTAGATTCAAATCCTTTAATAGCTAGGATATCGACAGAAGCTCAAATAGGACAAATAGCAACAACTGGTCAAACATATAACTACATACCAGCTGCTGGTACCGTAGTAAATCCTCCTAACACTGCTGGTTCGAATCCTGGTACACCTGTAACTCCACTAACACCAGCGAATAAAATACTTATAACAAACGTAGCTAGCCAAATAGCTATTACAGCAAATAGTCTTGTAAATTACTTAGTAACAGGTCAAGGTGTACCAGCTGGAACGTACGTAGGCGCTAACGACGCGCCAATTGCAGATGGCAGTGTAAATAATATAACTCTAGTTGACAGTGCTAATAATTCTGTTTTTGTAAATTTAACAGATGGAATAGAAGTAACTTTTACGCCGGCGTCAGCTACAACAGATTTATTAACGCCAGGTATTCAGTATTTAGCTGTTTATGAAACAGAAGCTGTAGAGAGTGCTATTGATATATTCTGGGAATCATCTTCAACTGGTTTAATAGGTGATCTTAACGCGGCTATACTAAACAATCAAGATCAACCTGCTGGGTCAAATATAACTTGGAACCCAAGTGATTTCACTGAAGGTTTAGCCGCAGGAGGTAACATATTAAATGGTAACGGATTTAACATAGTAGATAATTTTGGGCAAACAATAACTATAGATCCATCAACTGACACTGTAGAATTTGGAGCGCCTAACGATTTACCTTCAATAACAGATGGTGCCGGAAATGATTGTAATGGATCTCCTTCTACAAGCACGCCTCAAGTTAGAGATTATTTTAGACTAGTACCAGGATCAAATACAGGTCCTTGGCAAGTTAGAACAACGTCTCAAGCAGATGGTTTAGCAGAAGATGTAAATTATTTTGATAATATTTTTTACATGTATGATCAAAATGAAGCTCTAAGACAGTTTAATTTTAATTTTAAAATAACAGTAGGTGGTCAAGTTAATTACGTAACAAATCTTCAAGCTAATCTCCAAAATGTAGCACCTGAATATTTCAAAATAATAGCTAAAAATACTGTTAATGCTGGTGATATAACGTATGGTCCAGGTGGAAATCTTCCACTTCAAGAATTTATACCTGTAAGAACTAGAAAAAATACTGAAGATATTGCAATTATAAACTTTAGTAATGGTTCCGCTAACAAAGATAATACTTTAAGTAATGGAGCTTTATCTGTTAAAGATCTAGAAATGATTAATTCTTTTGGTGAAGATTTTAGCGTTTATGATCAAAGAATAGGTAGTCCAAATGGACAACCAGCTGAGGTATTATTTATGGGTAATACAGAACCTATATTTACTATTCAAGAAGAATCTAGTAATGAAGCAGGAACCTTGCAGGCGAAACTAATAAATCAATTTGCAGGATCAAATCAAGCAAACGTGCCTGCCGCTCTTTATTACGTAACATTACTTATACAAGATGGTCAAACTACTGTTGAACAAAAGTTTGAAATTGATATGAGACTAGAGCTCACCAACGATAACTTTTTAAATAAATTTCAGAGATCTAAAGACTTAGGGCCAGGAAATACTCAAAATCAACAATCAGGCTTTGTTTATCCAGCTTATGATACGTTTACTAGATATGCAGCTTGTGGAACCAATGATTTTTACGCCGGCAGTGCATTTGATTCATTAGATTGGAAATCTTATAATATGACATTAATAAATCTACCCGCAGGAACACCGGGCGTAGGAAATGATGAAATTGGTTATTATATATATGCTCTTGGGTTCTTTAAAAACCACGATCCAGTTTTAATCGGAGGTTGTCAACAAGAATATTCTCCTAGCGTAGACTTGGTTACTTACTCTCAAGGTGCTAATGAAGTTTTTAACAACACTATAACAATTCCATTTAATACTCCAAATTTATGGGGTCATAAGGTTCAAAAACAAAAATCTTTTGTAACAAATGAAAACTGGCAGCTACCACCTTATTGTCATGGTAAAGGAAAAGTAGTTGGAGTACAGGTTGCTATTGATGGTATTACATATGATTATGAAATAGAACCAGTTGGATCAGAAACAGCTCAAAGTGACATAAGTGCATGCATGTTGTTTTTTAAAAATGACTGGAATGATGGAAGCGCGAACGCTGGGGAGCGTGTTAGGCAGGGAAGACAGGCTAATACAGTAAATACCGGAGATGCTTCTAATAGAATTGCAGCAGCTGTTAATTTAAATAATGGAAACGTAGCTATCAATTTTGAAAACCAAAATATTTCTTTACAATTAAATGATCACATATATACATATGGCGGTCCTTTTAATGAGTTTACAACTCCTTGGTTTTTTTCCCCAGGCATAAGCTCTGATTCTGTAATGAAAGTGTGGGCTATGTGGATATACAGCGAATGGTTTCCACCGTATTGGGAGAATTCAGATAGAAATTTTTCAAGATGGTCTCCAGCTTGGGAGCCGTATACTAGTACTAATACCCCAGGTGAACCTGTGCCTAATTCACCTTTAGTTGTAGCTGGGTTTTCCCAAGCAAACTGGATGGCATCGGTGAATCCTAGTTCTACAGCCGAAGGCTGCCCAACAGCTCCTATATATGTTAATCAAAACTATGAGGTTACAGAGGCTAACGACTATCTTTATTCAATACAGTAATTTAAATATAAAACAAGTAATAATTAATTATGGCAGGTGCAGTAATAGAAGTAAAATACTTTAATACCTTTTTGCTTAAAAAAGTAAATGACTCAGCAGACAAAGTAGTTTGGAATGGTTCTAGAGGTATTCCAAAAGATATTGGAGGTTATCCTGCTATAAGTGGATTAAACAGAGATGACACTTGGGCTATTGAAGAATCAAGAATTAGAGGTGGGTATAATAACACCTCGGTTGATTTTGGAGCAAAAGCTTATTTAGTTGAAGACGAACCTAACGGCACAAGAAGGTTTAATACTTTAATATACTCTGGAATATTTAATTCAAGAACAGGTATAAACAATACAAATGTTTTTTCTGTAGCAGATGATATAACTAAATCAGCTGATCCAGCTAATGGTTCAATACAAAAACTATACGCGGAAGATACTAATTTAACTATATTTCAAGAGTTGAAGTGCTCAAGGGCCTTAATAGATAAAGACGCTATATATTCCGCAGAAGGTGGTGGCGCTGTAACAGCTAGTAACTTAGTTATCGGTGTTATTCAACCGATACCTGGAAAATATGGTATATCTAAAAACCCAGAAAGTTTTGCTGTTTATGGTAATAGAAAATATTTTTCTGATGAAAACAATAACGTAATACTTAGACTTGCTGGTGGTATAGAAGAAATATCTTCTAACGGCATGAAAGACTTTTTTAGAGATGAAATAAATAAAATAAATTCAGCTGGAGCACTAGGTAATATAATTGGAGCTTATGATATATACGGAAGCGAATATGTTATATCCTTACAAACACCTTCTTCTTTAAGAACTGTTTCTTTTGATCCAAATCAGACTAACAACCCTGATTTATTCAAAACTTTAAACTTTGACGAAAGATCTCAAGGTTGGGTTAGCTTTTTCGACTATAAGCCAGATCAAATGTTTAGTTTAAGAAATAATTTTTATTCTGTTAAATCTACACCAGGACGTGGGACTGTTGCTAGTAGCGCAACCGGTTTTACTTTTATTTTAAACAACGTAAGTGGATTTATACAACAATATTCTACTGTAACAGGCACTGGTGTTCCCGCTGGAGCTACAGTAACTGGTTTTGATTCTACAACAAACAATGTAACCATAAACACTGGGGCTACATTGTCGGCTGGAACAATACTTAGATTTGGTAGTGTACCACAATTGTGGAGACATTATGACAGTAGTGTTAATAGAAGTAATTTTTATGGCGTAAACTACCCAAGTACTATTACTTTTATTTTTAATCCAAACGCGACTAATTCTAAAAGTTTTAAAACAATAGGTTATGAAGGAAGCAATGGTTGGCAAGTTGATAGTTTTTCTTCCGATAGCACAGGCGCTAGATTAACAGCAGCTGGCGCGGGTTATAATTCTTCTGAAGATACTACTAGTAGAAATATTACTGGTCTTGGTGAAATAACTACAGTAAGTTACAACGACGGAGAATATATTTTAACCGAAGGTCAAGGTTCTGTTGCTTTAGCTACTACAACTACAAACGTAGTTTTACAATTAAATACTGTTACTGGATATATAAACGCTGGTGATATTGTTACTGGATCTTCTTTGCAATCTCAAAGAACTGTAGTTTCTTACAACAGCAATACAGGGGTTTTAGTCTTAAATCTATTGACTACTTTAAACGTTGGAGACGTTTTGTATTTTAACGGTGTAGCCTATAGAAGTAATTACTTATCTGTATTTGGCACCTTAAACCCTCCATTTCCAAAACACTATTCAGGTTTTAATTTAAAAGAGAATAAATACGTTGCTAATTTACTTAACTTTTCTAGTCCTAATAATAAAGAAGTTTTATATGGTCAATCTATTAGCGGTGTAAAAGGCTTTTATGCAACAGTAAAAATGTCTACAGATTTAACTACTGATTTTGGAGGTGAGAAAACATTATTTTCTGTTGAGAGTACATACGATATGAATAACGGATATTAAATTAAATTAAATGAGCAATACCTTAATAAAACAAGAGCAAACATTAGAACAAATAAAACACATAGAGCGTTTTAGAGAGTTAATAATGGACTTCGAAGATAAATTATTAGATTTACCAGACTCTTACGGTGATCCTGAAAAGCCTGGTCAAGACAAAATAGCCAATAAAATAAATCCACTTAAACATACGTTTGCAGATGGACTATATATTAGAGAAATATTTATGCCTAAAGGTCAAATAATTTCTACTGGTATACACAAAAAAGAGCATCCTTATTTTGTTTTAAAAGGCGATATATCTGTATTGACAGATAAAGGTATTAAACGCATAAAAGCACCTTTCAACGGAATAACAAAACCAGGAACAAAAAGATTAATATACATGCATGAAGACAGTATCTGGGTAACTGTACATGCTACAGATAAGTCTACACCTGAAGATGTGTTAAATGAAGTAGTGGCTAAAGATTTTGATGATCCAGACATTAGTATTGAAAGCATGAAAAAGAAATTAAAATTAAAAAACAAATAGTATGACTGTAGTAGCAGCCGGCGTTGGCGCGGCAGTAAGTATCGGAGGCGGTATTTTCGGCGCAAGTGCAGCTCGAAGAGCTAAGCGAAGAGCAGCAAGAAAAGCTAGAAAATTAGAAAGAAAATTAGCTCAGCTAGAAGCAAATCGCCAAGAAATTATAAACCCTTATGAAGGAGTTACGAGTTTAAGCGCTATGCTTAGTAATCCATTTGAAAAATTAACTGTAGCAACTAAGGCCACTGAAATGCAAATGGAGCAAACTGATATTGCTTTAGCCAATACCTTAGACACTTTAAGAGCTACTGGAGCTTCTGCTGGAGGCGCAACAGCGTTGGCACAAGCTGCTCTTCAAAGCAAAAAAGGTATTGCAGCTGATATAGAAAGACAAGAGTCTAGTAACAACCAACAGCGATTAGCTGGAGAGCAAAGACTTCAAAGTCAAAAAATGGCTGAAGAACAAAGAATGCAACAAGCGGATGTTGCTGGAAAACAGTTTGTATTTTCAAACACAGAGAGAAGAGAACAACAACAGCTTGACAGGGTTTCTAATCAAATTTCAGCACTAAGAGGTCAAGCAGCTGCAGCTCAAAGAGATCAAACAGCAGCCATAACAGGAGCAATAGGTTCTGTCGCTGGTATAGCTGGAGGTTTAGGCGGTAAAATTGGTTAGTAAATAAAAACATAAAATGGAAAATAAAAACACGCTATATAATCTTTCTTTAAAACAAACCAACAAAAGCAATGCTTTAGCTTATAACAAAAACTACGTGTCTTCAAATATAGACACTACTTTTGGTATATTAGATCAAGCTTATGCTAATACAGGTATTGCATACGCTAAATTTAAAATGGCTGTAGATTCAGGTAAATGTGTTAGTGAAAACTGTGATTATGAACATAAGCAACTTAAGATGCTAGAAGCAGCTCCTAAGAAATCTCTACAGTTTATACAAACACTTGTTGATCAATTAGCCACGACTGACGACGCATATTATGATGTTAATAATGACTATGCTTATTTAGTAGCTAATTCTATAATGACAAACAAACCTGGTTTTTCTAAAACAGAAGGATATAATGTTTATTTAAATTTAATAGATGATGGTTCTCAAAGCATAACTTTTGATGGTCCTCTTTTTTCAACTCCATTAATTATAAACAGTAATACTTTACTAGCTTTAATAAACGCAGGTACAGATCTTGTAGCATCAACACCAGATATAAATAAAGACATGTTAAAATTATTAACAGATGTCGGTGTTATGGCTGAAGGAGCCGCGGATGAAGAAGGTAACTTATTACCTGGAGCAGCTATTGCTGATGAGTTTGTGTTAAAAAATTCCGATGGTTCTTATGATTATGAAATAATAGACATAGGAATGGGCAAAGGTAGAAACATACTTAAGTTTGATTTAGATAAAATTGAAAAAAAAGTAAAACCTTTTATAAACGCTGAGGTTGCTGGTCTACTACAACAAGAACAAGAAGTTGTAGCTGCGTGGAACGTTTTTATATCTAAAGGTTCTAGTGTTGAAGAAGATGATCAGATGGCTCAGAATGCTAATGCTGGATCTACTTCTTGGTCTTACGAAAAGCACTTGCCATTAGACCAAAAAAGAAAACAATTATTTGAAACAAAATACACAGAATATTTTATGAATAATTATTTAAAGCAATTTATAACTCAAAAACTACCAACAGTAGAACAAGATGCTGCGGTGTTTGATTTAGAACAAGCAAAACAAGCTAAGTCTGATAAGTTTCTACAAGATAACAAATTAAATTAATTCAAATGACAGTAGGTGAATATGCTAGATCTTTAGTTGATCAAAATTACTCTCAGACAGAAATGTACGATATGGTTTTAGCTTTTAAAGCTAAACAAAAAAAAGAGAAGAAAACTGAAGTTGTAGCCGAGCAAGTAAAGAACACCGACTCCACGCCGCAGGATCCGAACGTAGAGTCAGAAAACAATACAGGATCCGAATCGGAAAGTGGACAATCACAGCCTCAAGAGCTTGAGGTAATTACTGATAAGAAACAAGCTTTAAATGCTAAGCCTGGTCAAGTTTATAGTGATCATGGTTATGAATATAAATACGAGGTAGGCGAAGATGGTAAAGGCGAGTATTATACTAAAAAACCAGATGACAATGACTGGATTAAAGCTAAAGGCGTAGCTGAAGCTTCAATTGCTAGCCAATTTGGTCATAGTGATTTTGATAAAGAAAGTTATTTTAAAGCTAAATATGCTAGACAAGAGAGAGAGGAAGCTCTAAAATTAGCTAATGCTAAACAACTAGAGGAAGCTAAAAAGCTACAAGAACAAATAGATAAACAAGCGCCTTTAGTTAATGAAGTTGAGTCAGAGGTTGCCTACGTAAACACTGTAGATAAGTGGAAGCAAAGAGAGGATATAAAAGCAGACAAAAACAAAACAAGAAGAAACACTTCTACTGAAGATGAGTTAAAAAGAGGTATAATTAGAGGAGAAGACGTATTAGGTGATGGAACTCTAGACTTAGACGATTTTAATGGAGACGAAAAGCAGTTTGAAGATTACAAAAAATACAAAGATATTACAAACAGATTAGCTGTTAATAAAAATTACAAAGGACAATGGGGATCGGGTAGAAAACGAATAACACGAAAAAACGGTGAATCTATTGAAGAATTAAAAGCTAGACTTAAAAAAGAAGGTAGAGATCCAGTTAAAGGTAAATCATCGGTAGGTGAATATATAGTGGCTGATATGCCTGGTAAGTTATCCAAAGAAGAGTGGACCAAGCTTAATGAAGAAAGAAAAAAATTAGAAACTTCTTTTGACGAAGGTAAATTTGATCTAGCCGAGGAAGCTTGGTATGTGAAAGCCTACGATGCGTTTATGGGTAATCCAGAAGATAGAATCCAAAAGGTAAAAGCAGTTGATTTAGTTCCTACCGTAGAAGCTGTTACTGCTTTTGACAAAAAATATATACAGCCCCAAGAAGATGGCGACAACACTGAAGGTATTAATTTTGCAGAGATAACTGATGAAGCTTTGCTTGCAACAAAATTAGATCAAGCAATTCAAAATGAAGTTACAGCTGATCCTTTGGTTAGAAAACTACAATTAGAAGCTGAGGTTAGAATAAAACCTGTTATGGCTAAACACCAAGAAGAGCTTTATAAGAAACACGACACTGACACTCCAGAAGGAGTGGCTGCTTTTAATAAAGAAAGTGAAGAAATATACTCACAGCTCATGAGCGAAGATTTATCTTCTAATGACGATTATTCAAATAGAGTAAAACAAATAGCTGCTGTAGGAAATAAAGCTTTTCAAACAGCTAATAACGCTTTTAATAGAGACAATAGCTGGTTAGGCTATTTAGATGATGCTCAAGAAGCAGTAGATGGTCTTGGTCCAGTTGAATTTTGGACTGACTTAGTAACTGATTCAGCTGAAGGTTTTGCAAAAGGTAGTAGAAGTATTGGCACGGGTATTGATAAAATGCAAGCTAGTTATGATGTAGCAAGAGCCAAACAGGCTAAAGACAAGTTAACAGATTTAGATAATCTACAAAAATCAGGTGCGCTAAAAGGAGATTCAGAAATATTATATTACGGTAAAAAAATGACCGTTGATGAAGCTCGTAAGGAGCTAAAGCTAGAAGAAAAAGACTGGACTAAGGCTTTAGAAAGTAATTTAGATGAAATAAAATTATCTGATGAAATCTTACAAAAATACCAAACAGCTGATCTTTCAGATGGTGATATAAGCTGGAAAGATATTGTTTTAACAACTTCTGAAGCCTTGCCTCAAATAGGTTTGGCTACAGCGGGTGCAGCCGCGGGAGTTGCTACTGGTGGAGCAGCTATAGCTCCTTTATTAGGTGCTCTTGGTACAGTTACCATGGGAGTAACAATGTATGGTGATGCGTATATGGATGCTGCGGAAACTGGAGCACAAGAAGACTACGATGCAATTAATGGAGCTGGATCATACAATCAATTAGAAGATAAAGAAAGAACAGAGTTTTTAATAACTGGTCTTAAAAGTGGTAGATACCACGAGCCTGGTAAAGCCGCTTTAGTAGCCGCTGTTCAAACTGGTATGGAAAAAATTGGTGCTGGTAAGATTTTAGCTAAAACTCAAAAAGCTTTAGGTGTAGGTAAAAATGGTTTAGCTTCTATAATAGCAGGTGACTTAAAATCAAGTTTAAAAAATATAGGAGCTGGAGTTTTAAGTAAACTAGAAGCTGGAGGTACAGAGTTTATAACAGAGTGGGGTCAAGAAATAGTAGGTGGCATAGGTAAAGGCATGATGGTTAAAGGATCTGGAAGCCAAGGAGCTATGAGATATGTTGACATGGGCGCTGCTTACGAAGCTGGTAAAGCTGGTGGAATTGTAGGTATTGCTATACCATTTGGTGGTAGCATTGCAAAACAAAGTAGCATAGAGGTTAGAAACATAGCTAGAAATGTAGCTATAAACTTTGCACCGAGTAGTAATTTTGGTAAATCTGCAAAAGCAAACGCTGAGTTTTTTAAAAATGCTCAAAATCAATTAGATAAACGATTAAAATCTGGTAAAAACCCAGACGGAACAACCTACACTAAAGAACAGCATCAAGAAGATTCTATAAACTTAGCTAATATTAAAAATGCTGGTGACAAAATACCTTCCGCTGTTACTGATCCTCAGACTAGAGGTAAAATGTTAGATCTTTTAGTTAAAAGAGATAATCTAGAAAGAAAAATAAAAGACATAGATGATAGCGATCTTACGGCTGAAGAAGACGCAGAGTTGCAAGAAACGAAACAAGAGCTAAGAGAAATAATGAAGCAAGAGGCTTTATTTTCTACCAACAATAACGTGAGAGCTGCTATAGAAAAATCCGGTAAAGGTAATATTGAATTTCAAGACTTTAGTAATGCTAAAGAAATGAACGACTATGCTAAGCAAAAAAAGATTAATGGGTGGCAAGAAAAAAACTCAGCTAATCACGGTGTAGTTTTATATGATTCTAAAACAGGTAAAGAGCAAATACTTATTAATAATGAGCTATCACTAAAAGACTCTAATGTAAATGTAGGAGCTCATGAGTTTTTACATACAGTATTAAGAAACACGGTTCAAAATAGTAAAGGAACAGCTATTGCTTTAGGTAAAAGCTTACAGACTTATATTGAAGGAATAGATAGCACTCAGATTGATAGTAATTCTGATTACGGTAAAAGATTAGCTGCTTACAAAAACGATCCAGCTAACATAAAAGGTGAAGAAGCTATAACGTTGTTTAGTGATGGTATTGCTAATGGCTCTATAAAGTTTAATGAAGGTGTTTTTACTAAAATAGGTGATGCTATACGTAGAACATTGCAAGCTGCAGGTATTAAAAACGTTAAATTTAATACAGGTAGAGATGTTTATAATTTTGTTAAAGACTACAATAAAAGCATTGAAAAAGGTAAAGGGTTAAATAAAGCTCAGCAAGCATTATTAGAAGGTAGAGCAGAAGGAGACCTTGTTAAAAGAGAATACAAAAGTAAACCTAAAACAGATAGCTCTGTAGATATGGGGCTAGAAACAGAGGTTGATCTAGGTGTTGTTAAGTCTTCTAAGCCTACAGTTTTAGAAGCAATAAATGAAACTGTACCTCAAGATATATCTACAAAAGCAGATTATGACGCTATGCTTAGAGATCCTAAAAAAGGTTCTACAGTGTTAAACTCTGTTATAAATGAAGGTGGAGCTATTAATAATTATATTAGAAGTAGATCTACAAGTAAAGCTGAAGCTGAAAAAGCTATAGAAGGTGTAACAGATAGAATATTAAACTTTAATCCTGAAGCACTAAGAGCTGATGGTAAAAAAGTTGGCATGGAAGGATTTGGTGAAGCTATATTTGCTAATACTAGATTCGCTAAAATGGATGCTAAAAAAGCTTTAGCAAAAGAATCAGAAAAAGCTAAACAAGAACAAAGCACAGATAGTGATATTGTTAGAGAAATAGCTAACGCACCTACAAGCTCTACGTCTACAGAGAAACAAACAGCAAAAGCTCAATCACCTAGAGCAACAAATCAATTTACACCTTCTTTTTCTCAAGGACTACAAGTTGAAACAGAAGGTAAAACTACCGCTGAAGTAAATGAAGAAATAAACCAACAGTTTGATAAAGCTATTGATTCTGATTTACAAGCATTAGGAGAGGTTACTAGCTTTGGCCAGACTAAAAACATAGGACCTGCTGTAGCCGCGTTGATGGAGAAAGCAACAGGGATGCCTGCTAAAGTTTTTACAGATAAAAGCAAAAACATAGCAAAGAAAGACGCTACATCTGGAGCTTTAACAAACGTAAAACAATATCTTAATAAAAACGCTCAAAGAGATTTTAAAAATCTTCCTGACGCATTTGCTAAAGATAGTGGTAAAGCTACATTTATACCTGAAAACGTTAAAAAAGCTTTATACAAAAAAAATGATAAAGGTCAATTTGTTTTAGATAAAAGTAAAACTTTAAAAGATTATAAAGAATTACTTGGTGATATGGAAAAACCTGTTTATAGAGCCGCTGAAGCTCAAACTATAAAAGGTTTAGTTGCGCTTTCTCTTAGAAACATGATATTCGAAAAAGCTGTTCCAAGCTCAACCGCAAGAGCAACAACAGGCGTTAAGTTTAGTAAGCAAATACCTGTAGATACTGACAAAGGTAAAACTCAACTTAAAGATATAGGTGTTGCTAGAGACATGAATAAAGTTGCTGAGATTTCTGGAATTGGTAAAATTGGCATTACTCCTGAAAACATAGCAGAAAAAAGAGCTCAAATGACTAGCTCTATAGTAGATCAAAATATATCAAGCATAGCTTTTAACAATGGAAAATTTGCTAACTTTGGTAGATCATATAAAGTTAGAGATGGTATAAAATATTTTAAGCTAACAAACGGTAAAGAAGTTAAAAATGGTAGTAAAGAGTATAAACAAGCTGTAAAAGACGAAACGTTTATGCCCGCAAAAGGCAGCTTGTATTACTCAGTAAAGCAGAAAGCATATATAGCAGATCAAGAACTAGCCGCGGCTAACGATGCTATGTATCCTAATTTACCAAAAGCACAAAGAGTTAATGTAAAAGATGCTGGAACCAAAAAAGCAAACGCACAGTCTAAAGCTAATTTAGATATACTAGAAGCTGTTGCTACTCAATTAGAAACAGCAGTAGCTAACGGTATGCCTATAGAAATAGCTTCTTTGTTTATAACTTCTAGTTATCAAGCTACTACAGGTTTAATAAAAATATCAGCTCCTTTTTCTGCAGAGTCAGATAAAATGGAATATGCCGAGGTTGGTAAATCAAATCAAGTTGGAGGTAAAGAGGCTTTTAGAGAAGAGCATAGTCCACCGGCTTCTGTTGTTGGTGGTAGTTTAATTTGGGCTATTAAAAACGGTCAAGTTAAACAAGTAATGCAAGGAATAAGAGATAACTATATACAAGTAAAGTTATCTAAAAAAGACGATGTAAAATTAGATAATGCTAAGTTAGATTCTACTTTACCAGACGGCGTTAGTATCATGACACCAAACGCTGGAATAAGAAGATTTGCAGCAGCGGGTGTAAATCTGAATACTATAACAGATTATAAATCAGGTAAGAGTTTTGCTGATATAATGGGTGTTGGTGTTGATTTAAAAGCTAGTAAAAGAAATCCTAATATAATATATGCTCAAAACGCTTTAATAAATGAGCAAATAAAAGGTGACTTAGAAGTTGACGTTACTATGGATAAAGCTGCTATTAAGAAGTTTGATCCGCATGGTATGATAGAAGTAGTTTCTAATAGACTGTTTGGTGAAGCTAATTACTTTAAGCTAAATGACACTCAAAAAGCAGCAGTTCAAAAAGAAATGATTACTAAAAACATAGCTAAGCTGACGCAGGCTAGAATAAAAGCTTACGAACCAATTGCTTCTTTAGAATTAAAAGCTAGTAAAATAAATACTAAAACATACAACAATAAAGTAAGTCCTGAAATGACAATAGCTGAACAGCTTACAATTTTAGGTAATTACGATACTGCAGCTAGAAAAGCTAGATCTTTAGACACGCCTAAAAAAGGCATTAGTGTATTTGATTTTGATGATACGTTAGCTAGAACTAAAGAAAAAGTTATAGTAAACAAACCGGGCGAGGTTTCAGTAGAAATATCTGCGGCAAAATTTGCAGAAACAGCTAGTCAACTAGAATCAGAAGGAGCTACATTTGACTTTAGCAACTTTGAAGGAGTTGCAAATGGAACCAAAAAAGGTCCTTTGGCAGACTTGGCTTTACGTAGACAAGAAAAATTTGGTAACAAAGATATATTTGTTTTAACTGCTAGACCTCAAGTATCAGACAAAGCTATTAAAACTTTTCTAGATGGCATCGGTTTAAACTTACCTATAGGAAACATAACAGGATTAGGAAATGGAACACCTGGCGCTAAGGGTAATTGGGTTGCTCAAAAAGCCGCTGAAGGTTATAATGATTTTTATTTCGCAGATGACGCTTATAAAAACGTAGAAGCCGTACAAGAGGTTTTAAGTCAAGTAGATGTTGATTCAGAAGTACAAATAGCTAAGTTTAGTAAAGTTAAAACTTTTGATAAAATATTTAATGATATAATAGAGAGTTCTACTGGCATTGAAACATTTAAAGAGTACTCTAAAGCAAAAGGCCAAATGACAGGTAAGAAAAAAGGTAGATTTAGCTTTCTTACAAGTCCTTCAGCTGAAGATTTTTTAGGTTTACTATATAAGACATTAGGCAAAGGAAAAATAGGTGATGCTCAATTAGATTTCTATAAGAAAAACTTAATCGATACATACGACAGAGCAGAGCTAGCGGTAACAAAAGCTAAAATACAAGCTGCTAATGATTTCAAAGCTTTAAAAAAGAATTTAAAAACACTACCTAAAAGTTTATCAAAAGAAATGGGTTACGGTGGTTTTACTTTTTCGCAAGCAGCTAGAGTTGCAGCATGGACAAGACAAGGTTTAAACGTGCCTGGTTTATCTAAAACCGACTTAAAAGCTCTTAATAGCTTTATAGATAATAATGCTGAAATGAATACTTTTGTTGATGAGCTTATTAAAATACAAAAAGGTAAACCGTATCCTGCACCAAGCAAAGATTGGTTAGGTGGAACTATTACTAGTGACATATTAAATGATATAAACAAAGTAAATAGAAAACAATACCTACAAGAGTGGCAAGAAAATGTAGACATTATATTTTCTGAAAAGAATATGAACAAGCTTGAAGCGGCCTATGGTCCTAAGTACGTAGAAGCTCTGCGTGATACTTTGCGTAGAATGAAGAGCGGTTCTAATAGACCTATTGGCGGATCTAGAGTTGTTAATCAATTACTAGACTGGCTTAATAATTCAGTTGGTGCTATTATGTTCTTAAATACTAGATCAGCTGTCTTACAGACTCTTTCTGCAGTTAACTTTATAGGTGTAGGAAATAACGGTATTATAAATTCAGCTAAAGCTTTTGCTAACCAAAAACAATATTGGTCAGATTTTAAAACGCTAATGAACTCTCCTTATTTGACGGAAAGACGTAATGGTTTAAAAATAAATGTAAGTGAATCTGAAATAGCTGATGCTGTTGCTGAAAGCTCAAACAAACCCAAAGCGGCTTTAAGTTTTCTTCTTAACAAAGGATTTGTACTTACTAGATTTGCAGATAGTTTTGCTATAGCAACTGGTGGTGCCGCTTTTTATAGAAACCAATTAAACATGTATGTTGAGCAAGGTATGCCAATGGACATGGCTCAAAAGAAAGCTTTTCAAGATTTTTATACCATAGCAGAAAAAAACCAGCAATCAAGTAATCCAAGTAAAATATCACAGCAGCAGGCTTCAGGTGCTGGACGTGTTGTATTAGCGTTTGCTAACACACCAATGCAGTATGCTCGTATAATAAAAAGATCTTCTCAAGATTTATTAAACGGCAGAGGTGATTGGAAGAAGCATGTTGGTACTATAGCTTTTTACGGTGTTGCACAAAACCTTATATTTAGTGCTTTACAAAACGCTTTATTTTCTGAGGCTTTTGGTGAAGATGAAGAAGAAGATGAACAACAAGAAGACAAAGCTGGTAGAATAGCAAATGGTATGGCTGATTCATTATTGTCAGGTTTAGGTATACAAGGTAAAGCTGTTTTATCTTTAAAAAATGCTTTAATAACTTTAGCTAAAGAAAACGATAAAAAATCACCTAAGTTTGTAAAAGCTGTTTATGATTTATTTGACTTTTCACCTCCATTAGATTCTAAATTTAGAAAACTAAGATCAGCAGCTAATACTTTTACTTGGGAAAGAAAAACTATGAAAGAAAAAGGTTTTAGCTTAGATAACCCTGCTTACCTAGCTGGTGCTCAAGTTGTATCAGGTTTAACAAACTTACCTCTCGATAGAGCTATATCTAAGTTAAACAATATTAGAGGTATAATGAGTGAGCAGTCTGAAAAATGGCAAAAAGTAGCATTAGCTTTGGGTTGGTCAACTTGGGATGTTGGCTTAGGTTACTATGGTGGATTTGATCCAGTTAAACCGCTAACTGAGCAAGAGCAATATGAAGTTGATGTCACAACAATGAAAAAAGATACATCAACTAAACAGCAAAAACAAATGCTATTAGATTTAGGTTTAACAAAAGCTGAAATTAAAAAACTTCGCTATGAAGAAGATAGAGTTAAAAAAATAATTGCATTACAAAAAAAGAAAAATGATAAAAAATAATCCAATAAAGCATTGTTTCAGTAAATTAATGCACACAGAGCCTTGGAATAAAATGAGAGGAACTACAGCTAAAGTGTCAGGACGTGGAACTGGAAACAAAGTCGCTTTAAAACAAGCTAAAGAAAAAAGAAATACACCTATGGAACAATCTTCACCACTATACGGAAAAATAAGCGGCGCGTGTAAAGCTGCAGCAAAAAAGAAATTTAAGGTTTGGCCAAGTGCTTATGCTTCTGGTTGGGGAGTAAGATGTACGAAGGCAGGTGGACCTGGTAACTTTGGTGGAGGTAAAAAGAAAAAGTAATGGCTTATATACAGAAAGGTTCTCCATTTGCCTGTTGGAAAGGTTATGAAAGAAAAGCTGGCACAACGGAGTTTAGCAAAGGTAGCTGCGTTAAATCATCACCTATGAATAAACAAAAAGGTGGTGGCACAACTAAGACATGTCTACCTAAATCTAAGATAGATAACTTATCAGATGAAAAGAAAAAAGAATTAGTTAATTCTAAAAAATCCGCTGGATCTAGCGGTAAATACAAAAGATCGTCTAAGACTAATGTTAAGGGCGCTCGAAAAAAAGGAGCTACACTTAGAGACTGGTTTGAAAAAGAAGACTGGAGAAGAGTTGATGATCCATCAAAAAAATGCGGAGAATAATAAAACAAAAATTATGGGAAAATTATTAGTAAAATTAGGATTATGGATGCAAGCTTGCTGGTGTAAGCTAATGTGTAAATGGAACTGGCTAGTTTCAAAATTAATTGTTAACGTAAAAGACTGTCCTGTAGCGGAGTGTGTTTGTAAAAATTAATATAATGACCGAGCAAATAAAACTATACATAATAAACGCTTCAACGTTAGGCGTTACAACCTTTACTACTTTAGAAATGGGTATGAAAATATTGCTTTTAGCAGTAACAATAGGATATACCGTTACTAAATGGATAAATTTAAACAAAAAAGATGAGATCGATAAATAAAATTATCGTTCATTGTTCTGCAACTCAAGAAGGTAGAGATTTAGATGCTGCTGAAATAAATCGGTGGCATTTAAAGAGAGGGTTTAACGGTATAGGGTATCACTATGTTGTATTACTAGATGGTACTATAGAATATGGCCGTAGCGTATAC